TTCGTTCACCCGGTGGATGCGGTCGACTACTACGGCTTGCCGTTCATGGAACTGGTCCGGCGCAAGCTCTTTCCCCGCAACCTGGCCCATGCCCTGGCCGGCCGCACCTTGCCGCGCATCCCCTCGGGCAATCGGCTGGCCCAGGGTGGCATGGCGGCCGGTCCTGCCCCGACCACGGTCAAGACCGGCGACACCAAGTTGCGGGTGATCAATGTCCTGGACAAGAACATGGTCGGCGACTACCTGCGCACCGCTGACGGCGAGACCGCCATCATCAACATGATCCGCCGCAACGGTTCGGCGATTCGCACCCTCATTGGAGGTTGATTTAAAAACATGGCCTACACCAGCGGCACAGCCTCAAATTACAAAGAACTGCTCGCCATCCTGGCCACCTTCGCAGCGGCCAACGGCTGGACGATCCTGGAGCAGAGCGAGACCAAGCTCTATCTGCGCGGCGAAGGCTTGGGCGGCCTGGATGAAATCTTTGCCGGCGTCGGCGCTTTTGAGAACTCCACCGCCGGCTACTACAACTGGCAGGCGGCGGGATCATGGGGTTGGCGCTCTGGCCGCGCTGTGGGAGCCCATCCCATGAGCAGCCCGATCCGGTATCTGTATTTGTGGAACACTGCCATTCCTTACTGGATGGTGGGGCATGCCGGCCGCATCATTGTGATCGCCAAGGTGGGCACTGTATTCCAGATGCTCTACTTGGGGTTCGGGCTCCCGCCGGCCACCGACGCGCAGTATCCCTATCCATTGATTGTGGGAGCCTGCGGCACATCGGCTTCCGCGCTCTATTCGGCCACTGGCGCCGGAAATTCCATGTTCTGGGCCAACAACGGACTCAATGGAGTGATCTGCCGGCCAGGCGGCGACTGGGATCAGATTGGTCCGGCATACTGCCCGCCAAAGAGCGTCAGTTCTGATTTCTCCAGCGGTTTAGTCAAGGCTCTGGATGGGACCTACCTGCTGGAGGAAATCTTTATTACCGACGCTAATCGAACTTCCATCTATGCCGCCTTGGACGGGATATATCGGGTGAGTGGCTTTGGCAATTCTGCGGAGAACCTGATCACGGCCAGTGGCGTTAATTACCTGGTGGTTCCTGACGTGTACAGATCAGCAATCGGCGACTTCTGCGCCGTCAAATTGGTGTGAGGTGAGCGATGGCCGCGTATGAGTTTTTTGCAGCAACCACAACCAACCAGTTTATCGAGAACATCAAAACCAAGGCCGAGGCCTATGGATGGACCATCGATTTTTTTGGTCTATACAACAGCAACAACCGTTTGCACCTGCACAATGTTCATGGGTCGCATTTTGAGATTTGGTTTAACTCTTCATCGGATTTTTACATTGTAGCCTGTACCGGGTACGCATCGGCGTCTGCCCCTACTGCGCAGCCCGGAGTAAGCGCGTCTCAATTCTTAACCGCAAACGCGGCCACATTCATGGCCGTATGCCCGTCGTCAATTTTTCTTAAAATTTTCCGCGATGGGGTCAGGGCGCAGCCTTTTCAATTCGGGACCATTGTCGACAAAATAGGTGCGTGGACAGGCGGCACTTGCATCTCCTCAACCGTGTGGACGTACAGCAACGATAGTTGGCCTTTTTGGGGCGCCAGCACCTCCTCTTCGTTGCAGTCACAAGCTTTAATAAATGGAGCATGGTCGAATCCAAATGTTTCTGCTGGCGGGGCTGTTAGAGGAACCTGCGAGTCGGAAATGTACACGCGAATGCCATTTGCGTATAGCGGGGGAATCATCCCCACGCCAATGCTCCTTGTCCAGCTTGACCCAACCACACCGGCCAACCTGCATCCCATCGGATACGCCCCTGACGTTCGTTTTTTTGCAGGCGGGACTGTATACGCTCAAATGGAGGAAGTGACCATAGACGGGGAAGTATGGGTTGCAATTTCAACGACCGAAACCACAACCGCATTGAGCCAGGCTCCAGATATGCTGATCCGGTTGGCAGCCTAAGGAGAAACCATGGGACTTGTAGCAGTAGCATCCGGCACGCAGACCGCACAGATCGGCACGGAGCATCAGCTTTCCACCCAAACCGGGGCCGGTATCTATGTGCTGGTGGTTGACGCCAATAACATGGCGGCGGGCGACAGCCTGACGCTCAAGATCAAAACCCGTGCCGTCGGCGGTGGAGAATTGCGAGTTGCCGAGGGCACGATAAAAACTTTTACCGATCTCCAGTCGGAACCCCACAAATACTCTATCCCAGTACCGAGCAACAATGAGATCGCGGCATTTTTAACCCAAACCGCAGGGATCGCCAGGACGTTTCCCTGGAGTCTGTTGCGGGCCTGATATGTCGGAGTTGTCGCTCAAGCAATCACTACTGCTGCTCCATGGCACGGTCTACGGGCAGGTTGACCCGCTCTCGGTTTTCGATTTGTCGCCCAAATCGATCAATATCGATCAGTGGAACAACCCGGCCTACGATTGGAAGGTCGGGCTCTTTGAGGTGCGGACCATGGCCCTGCCGACCAGCACGGGAGCCATGACCGACAACGCGCCGGTTGACCTGATCCATTGGAACGTCGCCGGGACTGCGGCCTTGTCGCCCATGACCCCGTGGCGTAATTGTCTCAAAATGCTGACCCATATCTGACATGGCTCTTGGCGCACTCACTCCACTCACTCCGGTCCCGTTGGCCGGGCTGTCGGCCAGGTCGACCAATCACGCGGCCCAGTGCTATGTGCCCAACGAGACGCCGAGCCGTGACGTGGGCTATGTCACCAAGGAGAAGCGGTTCTCGCTCTTCCTCTGGAACGGCTCCGCTGCGGATGTGACCCTGACGGCGGTTTCGGGCAACGAGGCCGCCGAAGGGATCACCTGGGACGCCACCCCGCCGGATCTGATCGCGACCAAGACCTCGATGCGGGTGAACATCACGGTCGGCGTTGACGGCCCGCTGGAGTACGAGGCCCTGCTGCATTTCCTCTCGGTCTGCGCGCTTGACCCGATATTGACCATTACCGGCACACGGGCGCCGCAACTGTCCACCGACGTCGGCTATCTGTTTCTCCCGCACAACTGGGCGGATGGTCTGGATGAGACGCTGGCCTGGAAAACCAATGTGTTGATCGCCCACAACCGCACTGAACAGCGGATTCAGTTGCGCACTCTGCCGCGCAGGTCCTGGGATCTGCGGCTGCTGGTTGCCGGGGCGGCGCGGCGCAGGCTTGAGACCTGGCTGGGCATGCGCAAGGCCCGGCAGATGTTCCTCCCGATCTGGCGTGATGTGGCGGCGCTTTCGGCGCCCATTGCTGCCGAGGATAGGTCGATCCCGATAACCGAAGGATCAGACAATTATGTGGTCGGCACGCCGGTGGCAGTGTGGACAGGGGCGGATCATTACGAGATCCGCACTATTACCGGAGTCGGCGCGACCTACGTTTCCGTGGATGCGCCGTTCAACAACGACTGGCCGGCCGGGGCAACCATGACCGGACCCTGCCGCTACTGTTTCAGCATGGATCAGCGCCGGGTCAGTCGATTCACCGAGGACGCAGGCGATTACCGGTTGATTGCCCGCGCGGTCAATGATCAGTGGCAACCCTCCGGGGCAACGCCGGCCACTTATCGCGGCCTGCCGGTGTGTCCGTTCACTCCCAGCTGGGAAGGCGGAGAGGAGACGTATGACAACAAATGGGTGGCGCTGGACAACGACATCGGCCTGATCGAGTACGACATCCAGTCCTTGGAGCCGGTGATGCGTCGTGCGGCCCGGTTTCTGATCGTTGGCCGGGTCGAGATCAACACCTTCTTGCAGTTTTTGAACCTTCTGTCCGGGCGTCTTGCCCCGTTCTGGCTGGCGGCCACGGATCGCGGCCTGGAGTTGGCCAAGGATGAGGACGCCGAGGCGCCCTCGATCACCATTGAGGGCCTCGGCTACGAATACGCCTTGCTGGGCAGCAACGCCCGGTCGCATGTCGAGTTGATCACCACTGAAGGGACCATCATCCGGCGGATGATCACAGCAGTGGAGACCCTGGCCAACGGCAACGAGCTACTGACCCTGGATGCGGGCTTGCCGGTCGCTGTTTCTGCCGCCTCGCTCAACCGCTGCGCTTGGCTGGAATTGGTGCGGTTGGACAGCGATGAGATCACCCTCCACTGGGTGGCCTGGGATTGTCTCCAGGTCACGCTGCCGATTGTGGTGCTGCCATGAGCTATTTGGAACGCGAGCGGTCGGAGTGCGCCGGCCATCCCCTGGAGCTGTACCGCTTTGCCATGGGCGAACAGCAATGGTTGTTCACCTCCGCAGATCATGTAGTGGCCTATGGCGAGGACCTGTACCAGCCTCTGTATATAGAGAGGGGCGGATTCACCAAAGGGGCCGACAGTCGGAAGTCTGATCTGGAGATCAAGGTCTCAGCCAGCAATCCGGTGGCCCTGTTGTTCCGCACCGGTTGGCTCTCCGGGATTCTGGTGGTCACTGTTTTCCGCCATCACTATGAGGACTCCGAGTTCTCGGTGCTGTGGAAGGGCCGGGTGACCGGCTGCAAGTGGTCCGGATCGCAGGCCGCCCTGGCGGCAGAGTCGATGTTCACCCTGTTCCAGCGGGCGGGGTTGCGGCGCAAGTACCAGGTGGGCTGCCCGCACATCCTGTTTGGTCAGGCCTGCGGTCTCGACGCCGATGCCTGGAAGTTCGAGGGCACGGTCTCATCAATGGTCGGCAACCAAGTCACCGTGGGTGGGGCTTCAGCCTTGGGCTCCGGTTATTTTCTCGGCGGCATGGCCAAGGTGGGCGACGAGTACCGGATGATCACCGCCCATGCCGGCAATGTGGTGACTTTGGTGGACGGCGTGGTCGATTTGGTCGAAGGCTCGGCCATCACCCTGTGGCCCGGATGCGCCCGCACGGTCAACGCCTGCCTGAACAAATTTGCCAATCTGGACAACTTCGGCGGCTTGCCGTACCTGCCCGCCAAGAACCCGTTCAGCGGCGACGCCCTGGTGTAGGAGCAACTATGTGGCAGATCGTTGCATATGTCGGGCTGATGGTGCTGTCGTACCTGCTGCGGCCCAAGACCGCCGCCCAGGTGGCGCCCACTCCAGGCGACGTCGAAGGAACCACGGTTGACGCCTCTTCGGATGTGCCGGTGCTGTTTGGCACCCGCGAGATCCGCAAGACCAACTGCGTCTGGTACGGCGACGTCGGCACAACCCCAATTCAATCGTGTGGAGGCGGCAAGAAATGAGAAGGGTGTATTTTTGGCATCTGAAGGCCCTGGGGTACTGCAACCGGCGGATGCGGGTTTGGTGCAAGGCCCATGACCGTTCATGGCGGTCGCTGGTCAACGAGGGGATTGACGTCGACACCCTGCTCAGTCTCGACAACTCAAGCATGGCGCAAAATGCCGTGGCCTTTGCCGAGTCGACCGGCTGGGCGAGAGAGCCTGTTTCTGCGGGCGAGGGCGTTGCCAACGGAGGCTGCGTCTGATGGGCAGCAGCGGCGACAGCTGCACCACTACCGGGTTTCGCTATTTTACCGGGCTGCACCTGGTGTTTTGCCACAGCCTTGACAAGCTGCTGGCAATCAGAGTCGGCGACAAAACAGCCTGGGAAGGGAACGTGACGGCCAATGCCGCGCTGGCCCTGGACAAGCCGAATCTGTTTGGCGGCGAGGGCCGGGAAGGCGGGGTCAAGGGTACGGTGGACGTCTGTTTTGGTTTGCCGTCGCAGGGCCGAAACGGCTATCTCCAGTCGATCCTGGGGGCCAATATCCCGGCGTTCCGGGGCCTGTTTGCTCTCGTGGCCAGAAAATGCATGGTGGCCGCCAACAACCCCTACATCAAGGAGTGGTCGATCCTGGGGCAGCGCACCCGCACCGGCTGGCTTGAGGAATTGGCTGATATTGTCGCCAGTGACGGCTGGATCGACATGAACCCGGCCCACATCATCCGCGAGACCCTGACCAACACCACCTGGGGTGGCCTGGGCTATCCCGAGAGCGACCTGGACGCCGCGTCGTTTGAGTACGCCGCCTGGGTGCTTGGATCCGGAGACGCGCCTGAACAAGAGGATTTTGGCCTGTCGTTGCTGTGGGCCAAGAACTCCAGCGTGGAAGACTTCCTGCAGGTCATTCTCAACCATATCGACGGCATCCTGTATGTGTCGCACCTCACTGGCCTGCTCACCCTCAAGCTGGTGCGGAGCGATTACAACGCCGCCATGCTGCCGGTGCTCAACGAAAGTAATATCCTGGAACTGGTCGACTACGCCAGCAGGACCGCCTCGGAAGCGATCAACCAGGTGACGATCAACTGGGTGGATCGCAACAACAACCCGCAGGCAACCACTGTGCAGGATATTGCCGGCGTGGCCCGCATGGGCGGCCAGATCAACTCGACCGCCCTCGACTTTGTCGGCATCGCGGATCCGATCTTGGCCTCGAAGGTGGAGGCCAGGGAGTTGCAGCAACTGTGCATGCCGATTGCTTCCTGCACCCTGGTGATCAACCGCAAGCAGGCCCAACTGGAACCGGGCGACTGCTTTGTGTTCGACTGGGAGCCGCTGGGCGTCTTTGGCATGGTGATGCGGGTTGATCAGGTGGAGATGGGCACGCTTGCGGATGGTCAGATCCGGATCACCGCCGCCCGCGATGTCTACGGCATGGGAACCATCACCCTCACTGAACCGGCTGAAAGCATGTGGAGCAATCCGTTGACCGAGCCGGCCAATGCGGTGTTGCGCAGGCTGGAGGAGATCACTTGGTGGCAGTTTGTCCGCCAGTATGGGGAGTCGGCGGCGGTGCTTGACGAGTTGGACGATGCCTCGACGATGCTCACCTGCTTCTGCGGCCGGCCCAGCTCGGACGCACTCAACTACGAGATGTGGACTCGCAACGTCGGCGCGACCGACTGGGCCAAGCGCGACACCGACTCATTCCCCTTTGTGGGGACCTTGTCCACGGCGTTGACGCCGGCGGTCAGCTCGGTGATTCAGCTCCAGGAAGGGGCGCTTGACACTGACATGGTGCAGGTGGGAACCTATGCCGCCCTGGGCGATGAACTGGTGGCCGTGACTGCCGTTGATCCGGTCAACGTAACGGTGACCGTCAACCGGGGCGTGCTCGACACCATTCCGGCGGCCCATGTCGCTGGTGAAAAGATGTGGTTCCATCAGGGGTTCTTTGGACTCGACAAGACGGATCGGGCTGCAGGCGAAGCGGTGGAGGTGAAGATCCTGCCGTCCACCTCGCTGGGCCGGTTGGCCCTGGAGGACGCCGCCACCGACGCCGTCTCTTGTGTCGGCCGGATGATGCGGCCTTATCCTCCGGGCAATGTGCAGGTCAACGGATCCCGATGGCCAGCCTCTATTGGAACGGCGGCTGAACTGGCGGTGGCCTGGGCGCACCGGGACCGCACCCTGCAGACGGTGACGCTCAACCGGCAGGATGAGGGCAATATCGGCCCGGAGGCCGGCGTGACCTACACGCTCCGGATCTACGGCGAGGCGGGAACCTTGCTGCGCACTGCCGGGGGCTTGACCGGGACTGCCTACACCTACGCGGCAGCGGATGAAAAGGCCGACAGCGGCTTTATCCCTGCCCGGCTCAATACGGCTTTACGGATCGAGCTGGAGAGCGTGCGCGACAGCCTGGTTAGTTTGCAGAAATGGAATCTCTCGGTGACGAGGGGGTAGGGGGGCGGGATGCTTTGAGCTGATCGAAAACATCATTATTCAAGGACGGGACTGGGGAGGGCTGACACCCTCCCCGAACGATCCTGCCGTGCGCTAACACGGAAGGAGGTCCGCAGGTTCACCTGCTATAGCCCCGATGCACGCTGAGGACAGCGCAGGGGGGTAGTAGCATATTGCCTGCGACAACACAAGGAGCCTTTCGTGGGAGCACTGATACCCTATTTTGGCGGCAAGAGCCGTCTGGCCAAAACCATCATCGCCCGCTTTCCGGAGCACCAATGCTATGTCGAGGTGTTCGCCGGTGCTGCCAATGTCTTCTTCGCCAAGGAGGCAAAGGGTACCGAGATTATCAACGATCTGGACCGTGATCTGATCACCCTGTATCGAACGGTCA